TCAATTAAATGTAAAACTGCTAAACAACAATGACAGTATTTTATATGAAGCTTATTGTCCTGAGCCCATTTACAATTACATCTGAAGTTTTTCTTATTGTCTATTACAGTATTCTTATTATTAACTAAATACACGTTACTGGATATTTGTTTTACTTCATCTGTCATCACACGCTTAATCTGTGCTTTTGTATATTTAGGATTAACTTTCATTCTTTTATTGCTCTTAATTTACAGTACTCATAAAAACTTAAATCGTGAGTTTCCCACTCAAGTTTATCATAATCTTTTAATAATTCTATTATTTTGCTATCTCTCATTTTATTTTCTTTAACTCGTCTAGTCTAAATCTCTCTTCATGTAATTGTCTTTCCATTGATTCATAACTATTAGATATGTTACTTAAAGTTGTTTTCATCTCTTGGATTCTTTTAATACTTTTCTTTATCTCTGAGTCTTCTGGTCTGCTCTCGTTAATAAATTGTTGTTCTAACTTCTCTCTTTCTTCATTAGTTACCATTCTGGAATCCGAACCTCTTATCTAATATTTCTCTCATATCTATAACTCCTTCATTATTTTCCAAATCTTCTAAAATCTTTTCTTTAAGAGTTTCTAATAAATCACTATCAACATAATAACCAACATATTTATTTGATTTCATATTAAACGTAATATTCCAGTTATCTTCCTCATCATAAATCATCCAGTCTGTTGCTTCTAAACTAAAAATGTCCATATTTTGATTAATAACGGACTCATTAGAGTAATTAAAATATTTAATATCATTATCCACTAACTTACAATATACATCACAATGTCTTGTTACTTTCTTACCTTCTTTAAGCCATTCGATTGCTTGATTAAAATCTGCCATTAGAAAACCTCCAAATACATGAACACATTAAAACCAATAGTTACTAATAACCAAAGAGTTAAGACTACTTTAAACCTTAAACTTACTTTATTCATTCTTCTAACTCCTTTAAAATATCTTCTTTAGTTATTTCTTCTTTAAATGCTAAAGCAGTAAATCCTATCACTATCCAAACAATAAATAAACCAACATACCAAGTATTTCCAATATAATTATAATTTATATATGCTAACCCCAATAACAAACTTAAAGTAATACTATCTTTAAAAAAACTATGAAATAAGGTTTCAGAAGTGATAATAAATGTCTTATTTCCAAGTTTATACTGTCTTGCCATTTATTTGCCTTCCTCTTGTGGGAATTCGTCACCATCGAACACATATAACCCGAGTCCATGAAGTGCCAGACACTTAACCAATCCCCTTTTAATACTAGTATTAACATCAAAAGCAGTAATCATATCATAAGCAATAGATTTATTGAAATTGTTTAATATAGGAAAATACTCTTGATGAGTTAAATTACCTAAAGTAACTTCTACTAAAACAAAACCTCCTCCGTTTTTACTAATAGGATGAACTAACTTGTCCCCTTTCTCAGGAGTTTTATAAGAAATAACCCTATAATTAGCTTCAGGATAAATACTTTTTACCTTACTCCATGCTTCCGCCCAAGAAGCATAATTAAAACGCCCCTTTTTTTGAAGAGTTAACTTTACTTTACTTAACGTATCGAACACGCTTTTGTTTGTTTCTAATTTATTTTCTTTCATTCTTCAATCTCCCTCAATTCTACTTCTAGCCGAAATAATTCCAGCTCAGTATATGTTATTAAATCCGTCGTCCTCATTTTCTAAATATTTTATTATATACGAATGAATCCTATAAGACTCACTATGTACTGTTAAATGATTAATATAATCTCTAACTTTCTTCTTCTTCTTTATGTGGTTTTCTAAATAAAATTTCTTTTCTTTTTCTGATGCCATTATTCTCGAACCCTCTTTTCAAGGATAATAATACTAAGTAAGAATCTTATATAAGTCTTTGTCATTATTCTAAAGTTAAGAGTCATATTCAACCTCGTATAGACTTTCGTCATAACAATTAATGATAAAATACTCTATATTGTTTGTATAACTTGATATCTTTTTTCCTTTTAATTTACTCATTCTTCTATCTCTTTTATTTTCTGTACTAAATCTCTTTTTACTATTTCTAAATAACCTATCAATGCTAACATAGTGCCCGTATTCATCTCAGGATGATGATAATTAAAATTACTACCTTCATTCCAAACTCTTAAATATTCTTTATCCATTTTATCCTATAATCCTCAACTCATTTTTTCTGGGACTGAATAACTCACCTTCCCTTATCATTTGTTCTATCATCTTTTCTATCTTATTCTTATTAAACTTTGTTGTCATTTCTTCTATTTGAGTTATTATGTTCTCGTTGCTTGCCTTTATTCCCTTACCTTCAAGGAGTTTTATCACTTCAGGGATTAATTCTGCTAGGCTTCTATTAGTGTTACTTATCCCTGACGTTATCTCTGAGATATTAAGCTTTTCTAAAGTAAAATTCATTAGTTTGATTACTTCTTTCACGTCCTCCATTAAAACCTCGTCCCTTAAAAACAATTTAGCTCTTGCCTCACTCATCCTAATTAAACCAGTAAACTGTCTATAAGTAATGTCTATTGACTTTTTTCTTTTTGCCATTGCAGCGATTTGTTTATAGTAATTCTGTAACTTTAATAGTAATTGTTTGCTTATCCTTGGATTAAGGTTTTTAGCGTACATTAAATATTTTCTTAGTAAATCATCATCAAGGGTTTCAAAGTCTTCAGAATCGAACCCACAAAGCCTGTCAAGTACTAAATCCTGTTCAGAGTCTCCGTCCTTTCCGTCCAAGATAAAGATTAAATCGAACCTGGACAAATAAGTAGGGTCGAAATTGATTTGTTTAATATAGTCCTGGTCTTCGTTGAACTTGCCACCTTTCGGGTTTGCTACAGAGATAATAGGACAGTCTGCTTTTAATTGAGTTTTTATTCCTGCTTTGTTTATACTGATGGTAGAGTGTTCTAAAGCCTCGTTCATTTTGGTTATGTCTTCTTTCTTTAGTTTGTCTGCCTCGTCAAGATAAAAGTAGCCTTTGTTTGCGTAAGCGATAGCTCCAGCCTCTACTGCCCATTGTCCTGTTAGCTCGTCTTTCATAACAGAACCGGTTAAACCTACTCCTGAAGCGTTCTCTGCCGACACGTAAACCGCCTTGGGTAAGAATTGTTTTAATCGTCTTAAAATTTGGCTTTTACCTAAACTTGCGTTTCCTATGATATTAATATGAATATGACTTCTTTGGTTCTTTTTCTTTGAACCGCCCACTATATGATATAATACTGCTTGTTTCTGTTCTGTCCTTCCTGCGATTGTTGGCGCTATATTAGAGTTAAGTAATTGTAATAGATTATCTTTCTTTGATAATTCGATTATGTCTTGCTCGTCTTGTTTGGTTATCTTTATATTGATTAAAGTCTCTTGTAATGGTAAAATATTATTTGCTTCAATGTAAATCTCTCCAATAGTTGATTTTCCTTTCTGAGTCTCCTCGTTACGTTTCTTTACGATACCGATTACTTCTACTTTTGAGCCTACTATTAAACTAGTGTCCTTTAACGGAGTAGTTAAATCGTCTTCTATCTCTACGTACTTTTGTTTAGGCTGGTCGTTTGAGTCAGTCAAGTCCTCGAAATCTTCTTCTAAAACTAATTGTTGGAAGTCTGTTATTGTTTCGCTCACCTCTTCTACTGATGATTTACAATTAAGACAAGACTTTAATTTCTTTAATTTTGTATTTATTTGTGGCACATTTAAATAATTCTCAGCATATTTGCAAGTAGGGTTAGTGCATAGATAATGAATGAATTTAGTCTTTGGTAATATGTCTGTCTTTCTCTTTAACATTCCTTTGAAACTAATTAACTTTCCTATGTGTTCTTGCCTTAACTCGTTTAAATTCAAGTGGTCTACTTTTGGTAAGTTCTTGAACCTTACTTTAATATTGTTTTGGTTTGAGTTTTCTTTAAAGTTTCTAATAGTGTTATTAAATATACTTACCATATCTTCAGGATATAATCTTAATAAATCAACTAACTTATAACTAAAAGTTTCCAGGTCTGCTAAATCTATTTCAATAAATAATAAATCCTCGTTTAGGGTTTTCTTTATTTTAGTAGTTTCCCACATATCAAAATATTTGTATATTAATTTTATTACTTTATCTGATTTAATATGTTCGTTCATTCTTTTATACCCCAGTTTCTAAGTCTTGCTTTTAATTCTCTTTCTTTTTGGAGTTCTTTTTCTTCTAAAAGTCTTTGTTTAATTTCGTAATCGTTCTTTTGTAAAATAATATAATCATCTATATTAGAGTTAGAAAATCTTTTCAATAAATCATAATTACTAGGTTGAGAGTAATACTCTTTAGCGTTAGTAGTTAGTTCATAAACTTTCATAGTACTTATTCCTTTTTTCGGCATATTAGGATATAATGATAATAAATAATTCTTTTCTTCTATAGTAAGTTCTCTGTTAAATATCAAATCATCTCTTTCTAGTTTAGGTAAATGAAAATTGTTTGTAACTCCTAAGAGTTTCTTTAGTTCTGAATAGTAAGTAAAACCTTTTTTTATTAGTAAATATATTATAGAAGAATAATATTTATTTGTTATGTATGTATTATTATAACTACTAGTAGTATTAATACTAGTACTAGTTCTATTATTATATATATATATATCTTTATTTATTTTATTATCATTATTTATTAACATCTCTAACTCATTGTCTGTTATCCCATCTACTTTAAACTTCATTTCTCATCACCATCATATAATTCACAACCTTCACTATGACAAAAATCATCTATTCTACAATCATAACATACTGTCATACTTGGACAATTATCTTGAACTATTTTATAAAATTCATCTCCAAACTTATCATAAGCTTTATTTAATATCTTAGTTATCATTCTAGAATTAGGATGTCTCATTAAAGGACAATTATTACAATCCTCATCACATAACTTCATTCTTCTAACTCCTTTAGTCTCTTTATTATGATTCTATCATAAATGTCATCATATTTATCCCAATTATCTTTAATCTCTTGTAATAACTCTTTCTGAGCTTCTTTCCAAATTACATTCATATAAAATGTTGGTGAACGATTATCTCCATTTTCTTCTAATACTGATTCAATTATATAATTTTTACTATCCATTTTTATCTTAAATAGACTTAGAAAACAAAAGGTTTATTAATAAACAAATACAGAAATAAGTAATCAATTCGTTATTTCTTTAAAGGTTCTCGACAAACCTTTTCATTTTCTTAATGTCTTATTTATACTAGAATCAAGAATCTTTTTAAATCTTTTTATTAAATATAAGTGGTTAATGAATTTACTACTTAAAAATAATATTTCCATTTAAATCCACCAGCAGTTTTATAATTACCTTTACAAACCGAACATATATTTCCAGAATTAATATTTAAATTTTTTTCTATATCAATAATAGAATCCCAAGTTTTTATTAAATTTCCATCTAAATCATATTGCACAACTTTTTTACTCTTTGGATGATTTTTACCAAATTTATTTTTTAAACTCCCAACTCTTTTTAATTCTCTCCATGAATGTTGTTGATTTTCTAATCTTGTGTTCCATTCTAAATTTTCTACTCTATTATCGTTACGAATACCATTAATATGATTAACTTCTGGTTTATTTTCTAAATTAGAAATCCAAGTTAAAGCTACTAAACGATGTACTGATGTAGATGTAGATTTTATATTTACTTTAAAATAACCTCTACCATCATTCTTAGATTTTAATATTATATTTCTTTTTTTAGAATATACTTTACCACATTTACTAACATAATAATTAGGGAAGTCCTCAATTTGCTTGAATAGAATAGTTTTATATATTATTGTCTCCATCTTCCTGAATAAGATAGATTAGTGATTCAGGCACCAATCTAATTATATTTATATGTTAATATTTATAAAATTATGCTAATAGTTTTTCATTAAAAAGAATAGAGGGTTTAATTCCAGTAATTTCTACTGGATAAGAAGTAAGTGGGTTATCGTTTTTGTAAGCTAAATATAGTTCTTGACCATCAAAACTAGGGATTGGTTTGAATTTCCAACCTAAATTAGATAAATCATCCAAAACCTTCCTAGCATTAGTAATAGTCATTTTCTTTCCATTTAATGTAATATAGGTCATCTTATTATATATATGTTACTACTAATATATAAACTTAACTATTATAAAGAATAAGGTTCTTTTGCACTCAAAACAATAAACTAACTATAATAAGGATTTTCGTTATTAAAGAAAAAGGCTGTTTGGTTTAATAAGGGGAGCGTGCGACCCCCCATTATTTTGTAGTATTAAATACCTAAATATTGTAAAAATTGGTTGTTGTCGCAATGACATTATATACAGGAAAAAGAAACATTAAATAAAAATGTATTAATTATATAGTTAAAAACTAACAAACAATTTTATTATCTCTATTAAAGTTAAATCGTCTAAACCTTGAACGGAAGTGATTTTAGAAAATGTGTACATGATAAGCAAATAAGTTATACCTAATCTCTTTAACCAAATAATATACTTGTTGGGTGTTTGTTTGTTTACTTCTGCTTTGATCTCTTTTCTTAACTCTTCTTTCAATGTTATTTTGTCAGCAGTATTGATTCCTATAATCTCGTCTAATACTGCAGATTTTACATCTCCTCTAATCTTCCTAATACATTTCTTTTTGATTTTCATTTTAGTTTCTTAATTATAGTAAGTTTGTCATACATAATACTCATCATTTGGGGAGTTATTAAGTCATATTTGGAGACTTTTAACACTTCTAAAGGATTTATATTAGTTAGTTCATTTATTGCTCTAGAAATCGCTTCAGAACAATCTACCTTTTTAGGAGTAGTCACATCAGAAATCTTTACTTTCAGTCCGAACAGTTTCCTTATCCTGATAAAAGCTAGTTCCATTATGGTAAAATAATCGTAAGGAATCCCGTTTAATTCTGATACTACTTTCAAGAAATCATCATTATTAACAATACCAAAATCCATTATTTTTAGATTGTTCTCTCTGAACATAGTGTTAAGATATTCTTTCTTGTACCAATTACTTACTACTTTCTTTTCTTTGCTCCCTCTAGCTTCTTGTATTAATACATTATCTTCATTTACTGAGATTATCCATGCTGTGTGAGAAAAATAATGACCCATACCCATAGTGATAGTGTTAGAAAAGAAGTTATTGTAACGAAAATTAAGAACTAGTCCAGGTTTATATTTAAGTGACATAAGAATATATGAAGAATAAGTTTTATAAATGTTATCCTTCTATGATGTTAGTGTTATTTAAACTTAAATTGTAAATCTCGTTCTCGTAAGTTAAGTTAATATACTCTGGAACTGTCATGTTTACTTCTGTTAAGTTAATAACATTCTCATCAGTCTCTATTACTGTCTCGTTAATTATATCTTCTGTAGACACTTTAACATACTTAACACATAATCCTGATATTAAAATTGCGATTACAATAACCATTAACCATACTACTGTTGATTTGTTTATTTTTTCTTGTTTTTTTTCCATCTTGTTATTTAAATTTAGTTTTAGGTTTTTATAAACCTATTCAAACCTCTACCCCAGTTTCAAACTCAGGAAGGCTCATTAAATAAATATAAGCTTGTCTAATTGGATTAGTGTTTCCGTCAAGTAATTCTATACTAAAATAATCATCCATGCCAAGTACTTGTGGAATTGCTTCAACTGCTTGAGTTAATACGTTACCTTCCTCGTCAAGTACTTCTTCTGTTGCTGGAATCTCCGGTCTTCCTTCGCCTAGTTCTTTCTGTATAAGTTCTATGTGTGGTTTGTTGTCTATGTAACTTTGTTCATCCATATAAACATAAAATCTCATACTAACTAAATTCCTATTAGTTATCAATCGTGTTAATCTCACGTACGCATCTGGTAATAAAATACCATGTCTTGTTGTATATTCTGTTTTAATTCCCATTTTTTGTTTCCTCTGTGTTTTCTTGCTCTTCCTTAACAAGTTGAAGTGTTGTTCGGATTTCGTTAATCAATCCTGACACTTCGGCGAAAGGTTTGTTTGCTAAGTAATTTAGCACTTTGTTTACTGTCTCTTCTTTAATTATGTATTTTTTCTTTTCTTCCATTTTATTTATTATTCGTATTTAATATTTATAAATATATTGTTAAATGTGCTATGATTGCATGTATGAACATTAATCCAATATAATTTAAAACCCTTAAACCCTCTGGAGAGTATTTATATACAACGTCCATTAAGAACACTATATAAAAAGGCATTATTATTAGCAAATATCCCATTTTATTTTATCCTAATACTACAACACTTGTTCCATTATAGCCTTTAAATTGGTTATCTGTGGAGTTATACCACATATCTCCTTCACTTGGTGAGCTTGGGTCTGATGTTCTTACTGTACTAAATGCTATATCTCCTCTAGTGTTATTGATGTGTGGAGATAAATCAATTAAAGGTTTACTTGTTGCTTCACTATCTATAACTAATCCATTATTATTTCCATTCATATCAATTAAGCAACCTATGTTAGTTCCATCGTCTTGTATCTCTAGTTTAGCCCCTGGAGAAGTAGTACCTATTCCTACATTACCATTGGATGAATCAATAACGAAATCATTATTTAATCCTAAGAATTCCCCCCTTTCTATCTTGAAATCTCCGTCAGTATTATCATATCCATACACAAATTGAGAAACTCCACTTTTTTTAATAACTGTTTTCTGGTCAGCATTACTTCCTTCTATAGTTAAAGTAGTTGCTCCTCCAGATTCTAAGTGTAAAAGACTATCTGGAGAAGCTGTACCAATACCTACTTCACCAGTATCTAGTATTCGCATAGCTTCCGTAGTCTCATCAACGTAGTATATAATACCTTTACCTCCGAACGCTTGATGAATTAAGTTACCTGTAGCTCCATCATAACCAATAGTAGCCCTATCTTGGAAATCAATTAAAGCAGAATCGCCTGAACTTGAACCGCTTTGTTTAATATCTAGTAATTTAGCAGCAGTACCTACTATGTCTTGAGTACCATTTACTATAACATCACCATCAACATTCAAATCAGTTTCGAAATCAATAATTGTCGGACTGAAATTAGCTATATCTATTGTATTTTGCCTTAATCTTATATTTCCACTACCTATCAATAGATTATAATTATTTGAACCAGTATATCCTATCGAAGAACCTCCTGCATTAGTTAAAGAAACATAAGGGTTTGTAGCATCACCATAAATTCTACCTGTAAAATTAGCACCGTCAAAAGTAGGACTAGCAGTAGTAGTAACGTCTTGGTCAATATAACTATGATCAGTCCCATCCGAACTTCTATGAGTATTATTTAATCCTACATCAGTTTCCATAGTATCTAAATCTACTGCTTGAGTTACTGTAATAAAATCAGTTTTAGTCTTACTTGCATCAACGTCAGTATTATTGCTTACCTCTGTATCGAAATCTGTTACTTGACTTGCAGTTATGTCAATATTACTTAATTGAAGTTTTTTATTAGTTCCCGTAAGAGCTTCACTAGTGTCTGATACGTCCACTATTTCTATTATATCATTTGTTGCTGTTGTTGTTAACTCATCCAACTCACTTATTTTTTTACTCATTTTTCTCCCTCTATTACATTATTATAATTACTAAAATTATTAAATGTTTCCTTTTCAGCTTCTGTTAAAGTATCGTAATCTAGTTTAGAAATCAAAAGTTTAAGAGTTTTTCTTAATATCTTAATCTCGTCAAACTGTCCAGCCTCGAACTTCTTTGTTAGTTTCATTCCTATATTTATTTTATTAGCATCCATTTTATCTTATATAACTTGAAAACCCTCCTATTGTAGGCGTTTCACTTGAATCAGTAGTAGTTAAATTGAAAGTTAACTCTAAAGTCCCTGAAGTAAATCCTGTCAAGGCAATTACTTCGTTTAATGGTTGAGAACTTAAAGTAGTAGTTCCGTCTGAAATGTCTACAGTTATATTTGTATTACTTGTGTTTGTTTTATCTCCGTAAACTAATACACTTTCTTCAGTTCCGTCCAGAGTTTTCGTATTAGTATCACAAACTACACTACTAGTTGAATCAAAATCTTGGACATCTAAAGAATTATTTCTTGTTTTCATTTCTTCAGGAGAAATACTATAGTCTATTTCTAAATATATTTCAACATAAGAAACCTTTTTATATAATTGTGGGTTATCAACACTCCCTGTAGTCCATACATCATCTGTACTTGTAGTAAATACAAATGTTTCGCTAACTTCTTCACTTGTTGAATCACTATAATAAAACTTAGAATAAATTTTATAATCGTGCCCTGCTGAGCCTCCTCCATAATGGTGTCCCCATATTTCATAATCGTGTTTAGAGATGATTTTATTTACGGAAGAAATAGTTTTAACTAATGTTTTAGAGTTATCTCCTAAAACATTAACTTCAGTATTGTCGTCAATGTTGACCGCATCAGTATAAGTTAAATAATATAATTTATCTGTTATTTCGTAATTCGCATTAGTACTTCCAGTATTAACAGTATTATTAGTCCCTGTTGCGTCTGTGAACTCGTCCACTACGAAATGGTCTCCGTTAGTATATACGTTATTACTTTGTAATACTCTGTATTGTCCTTCAGCCATACCTCCGCCTGCAAAGTCTATTATCTCGTTTAGTGTTGGGTTTAAGTCTGTAGTAGGTTTTAAACCTTCTTCACCCCAATCAACACCATTTTTAAATTTTCCGTTTCTGTTTCCCATTTTATGCGTTTATTGTATTTACCTCTATATTAATTATAAAAACCAATTCATCGGACGATGTCTTAGTTAAACCTGTGTCAAGAACAGTCCTCGTTGCCATATTGCCGTCAGTATCTGAATCAAACAGTCCTATCTCGTAAACAGTATCACTATTGTACTCAGTAATAGGAATTCTACCTGTGAACTTATAATTATTGTCTGTAGTGTTTTTAGTAATGTTAATTGCTACTACTCGTAATAATTCGTTCTGTAAAGCTGATTGAGACTCGCTAGGACTAATTGAACTGTTCCCGAAAGCCATATGAGTTATACTATCAAATACATTCAAACTTTCAGTGTTTCCTATGATTAATGTATGTTCAACTATTGTCATTGTTTATTCCTCATCTTTATTATTTTTAAATATTTGTGTTTTCTACAGAGAATTTAAACTGTGTTTCTATGAAAACTTCTATAGTAGAATCTTTAGATATTATATTAGTCAAACTATGATTATATAAATTACCTCCACTACTAGCATCAAATACTCCTGTTTCTTTAATATCATTACCATTATTGTCTACAGTATCCATAAACATAGTCATACTTAAAGTAGTACTAGTGGAAACTATAACATCAAAAAGTGCGTCAATAAAAGTCTCGTTACCTAAAGTAGTGTCTGATTCTGTCGGAGTAGTATCATCATCACCTACTGCTATATGAGTTATATTTGATTCAAGATTATTAATAAAATTAGTTCTCGCTAAATTCATATAAGTTATTGTAACTGCTCCTTGATTGTTTATATCTAGATTTCCTGCTTCCGTTAATCTGATTTCTCCGCCCTCAGTCAATCTTTCAGTCATATCATCTTCTGTCACCCTAATAGAATTAGTAACCAATACACTAGAACTAGTATAACCTACTTCCCGCATAACTGGTCCTAAACCACTCTCTAACATTTGGTTTCTAGTACCTGAAGAGTTTTCTTCCAGATAAAAAGTATCACTAGCGAATGTTTTCTTTTCGATATCAAAAACATCTACGTCAAACTGTTGAGTAACATTTTCTTCTATATACTCGTCCTCGTTTAAGATAGTACTGTTATTATCGCTTTGTTCAAGTTGTCTAATCCTGTCAGCTACTTGTTTATCCCATAACGCCAGATTAGTTTCTGGACTGCCCAAAGTGATTTTCAATGCTGGACCTGTACCGTATTTACGTTCTACCTTTCTTATATTATAGAAATCTGAATAACCTCTTAAATCATCATTAACGAAAATTGCTTGATTAGGTAAATAGTTTTGCCAGTCATTTATATCTGTCTGATTATTAATTATCCAAGTACTACTTACTAAAGGGTTACTGAAATTTTGTATAATATAATTAGCGTAACCTCGTGCGTCTTCCCTAGTAACTACCCAGTTCTTTCTAACAATACTACTTCTAACTCCTTCAGGGTCACCACCAAGAGAATCAATACTAGCCTTATTACGCCTACGAATAGACACAGGAATACTATAATTATAACTAATAAAAACATTATCTGTACCAGAACCTGGTGAAATATCAAAGATAACCTTCTTCTGGTCTCTTAATATCTGATAATCTCCAGTACTCTGTCCTTTTACATAACCAGTTAATAAAGTGCCAACAGGATGCTCTACACGAATATCGATAGGTATTTCTGTAAGAGTAAATGTGTCTAAACTTCCAGTACCGTTAAAAGATTCTTCTTTATTGAAAACACTACGATTATCTCCTTCAACATAAACATCATTAACTAATTCAGTTATATCTTCTTCCCAAGTACCGTCTATAGTTGCTCTTGAGTTGTCAATAGTCTTACTGCTATTAGTTCCTGCTTCTAATTCTAGTTTCCAGTTTTTGTTTACGTCAGTAGTATAATTAGCTAATAGTTTGTCAGCTAGTTCTTCTACTATTTCTTGCGAGTTCTTTTTATCAGCAGAATAAGTAGGGATAATCTCCGTAGTAGTTATAGTAGAAACATAAGTCAATCCAGCGTTTGTTACCACTTCAGCCATTATATCCTCTGCCAAATAATCAACAAAGATTTTATTAGTTATACTACGCTTTAAAATACTACCATAATCCTCACAATATAAAGTTTGTACTCCAGTAACTTCGCGCCTTTCAATAAAACCAGCAAAAGCCAGAGCATTATTCTCATCATAAAACTTAATCTCGTCACCGATAACCGTAGTAACATCAAAATCAGTTTTAAGTGTCATAGTGTCGACATTTTGTTTATCCTCACGGATAATTACTGCTGTTGCGTTATCAACTCCATAAGTGAATTCTCTAAGCGTCATTTTTAGTTAGGCTTACCTTCAAACATATTTATACTACCTCTAAGCATATTACTCTCGTCTGGTGTACTAGCAATATTAATGTCTTCTATACTACCTGAATAAGTGTTAGTGATTCCGTCCTCATAAACAGTTAACCTATAAACAACGTCAGCCACATTGCTTGCTATTGCTTTACTCTGAATCACACCAGTTCCTTGATTTAAATAATTTCTTTGGTCCGATAAAGTTATTTTACTAGCACTAGTTATACTCTTATCAGTTCCGTCATTGAATAATAAGAAATTAACTGTTATTAATCTCCTAAAACCTCCCCAATTACGTGAATAGTTTTCAGTACTATTACCTGTAGGATTGGCTATCGAAATATTGTTTATTGTAACATTATCAGTAACTATCCAAGCGTTATGGAATTTCAAACCTAAATTACTTGATAGGTTTTCTATTTTTGATTGATTAATACTTGTCATTTTTAAAAGCTTCCAGTACCTCTCTTGTTTTGTTCTCGTCTTAATGCAGTCAACATTTGTGATATTGTATCATCATTAGTATTACCTTGAACTGTTACATTGATAGTGGTCTTCAAATCACCAACTGCATTACTACTTTTTACTTTTCCTATATTAACGCCAGGTATTTTATTAAGTAAACCTATTAACGCATTAAGTCCTTTAATGAACAAACTAGCAAAAGTACTAACTCCTGATTTCATTGCACCCAATAACCATTCCCAGATACTTTTAAGTCCTTCCCAAGCACCAGACATTATCATACCTAAAACCTCACCCGCGAGATTCCAAACTGTTAGCATAATCTCCCATAAACTACTGAACACTTCTATGAAACCTGATTTAATTAACTCCCAATCTAAAGTAAACACTCCTAAAACTATATCAATAAGTCCACTAAATATATCTATTACTTCGTTAAGGATTGTCTTTAAAGGTTCAAGTAAATCAATACCAAATATATCAAATATTGACTGTAAGACTGAAACTATCCCGTTAGTGAAAAAATCCGATATACTCTTTCCTGCATCAATCAAACTCTGTCCTAATTGTTTTCCAAAGTCAACTAAAATCGGTACCAATAAAAAGAATGCAGCACCTATTGCTATAATCCAACCGACAGAAGCCCCCAATAATCCTGCAACAATACCAGCAAAAGCTCCCGCAATAATTCCTAAAGCTAATTTAATTATTTTTTCACCAGTACCGATTGTCTCTTCGCCACCAAATCCACCAACACCTAAACCTGCCAAAGCACCAAACAGAAACTTCTGTAATAATACGAAAACTGGTTTAATCAGTCCTAGAAGTATTGGAACGAAAGGAGCAACTAATTGATTTATCAACGCGCCTACTATCTCTAGTAATTTCACCACACTGTCAGTACTATTAAGTAATTTAGTTAATATAGCAACTGCTGAACCTATTCCAACTGCACTAGCACCACCTCCACTTTTGCCATTAGATTTAACGTTCTCTAGTGACTTCTGTACAGCGTCACCTATCTTGTCAAGGTTCTTTATTATTATATCTAAATTTAGCGTAACCACTTTAATAACCTCTTTTATTCATTTTTGATTGTTTCTCCATTTCGTCTGCCTCATATTCCTTTAACTCTTTATGTAATTCAATTAAAGCGTCACCCATTCCTGCCGACATTCCTTGTTTGAATTGTTTTTTAATTTTATTTTTATATTGTTTATAATATGATTTTTTTGTTTTTGAAATTTTATTATAAATCCATATAAAAGGATTTAATAAATAATTTAAATCAATTTTTTCAGTTTCTAGGTATGTTGTTGTATCCATTATATCATCATAACTTATGCCTATTTGAATTAAACTATATATTCTTACTACTTCCGTTACCTCGAAAGGTACTGAAGGAGGTTTTTTGAATCTAATCAAATCACGGAAGTAGGGACCTAATTTTTTAAACCACCTGTGAAGATAAACTCGTTTAGTTCTTCAAATAACTTATCTTGAACATAACTAGGGATATTATTAGTCTCTAGAGTCGCACATGACGATTTTAAGACTGCTTTTGTGAAGTCTAGTATGTTTTTACCTTCTAAGATAAATTCCATAGGGTTTTTGTCTTTAGCGTCTTTTGAGCCCACGAACTTCTTCATATCCAAATACTCGCCAAAGATATTATTTCTTTGGTCTCCACTCATAACTTTGAATGTGTGCATAACCTTATTGCCGTCCAAATACTGGACCTCCATTTTTTTCTCAAATTCCATTTTTAAAAGTAACTTGCTACAGCATCAACAAAGTAAATGTTCTTAATCCTTCCACCTACGTAATTGTAAGTAGCTTCAACAATACCATCATGTGCTTTGTTTATTTCTGCAGTCTCTAATTGTCCGTTCTCAAGTTCTACAAAAAACTCTATCCTTCCACTACCTAATGTAATATCATTAGTTATCTCTATCTTGAAATCAGTATTAATTACAATATCACCTGGACTTGTACCTCCTAAAAACTGTTCAAACTCTACACTATTAGCAAACTTTTGAGTAAAACTAATCGGTGCGTCTAAGTTCTTAGGTATTAACTCTTGATTAAACCTACTACCTAATGCTTTTAAATCATCAACACTCATATTATTGTTCAATTTCAAATCAAACTTACTAGGCAATCCTACGGCAGTGTAAGAACTTCCAGTATCTGCCATCGAGATATTTCCTTGAAATCCACCTAAAGGTTTAGTAGTCTCTACTGTTCTTGTCCCCGCAGTAGTATCTTTATCTAAACTTGTTGCTAGAACTTCACTACTGAATTTAAGAGTATTGTTTGTTTCTAGAGTAATATCACAAGTGTTAGCCTTACAGCCAGTATGAGTTAAAACAATATCACTATTACAGCTCATATTCTCTTGTAATGTATAGCTCTTTAAACTACAAGGTAAACTACTGGGAGTTCCCGCTGTATCTAAAAATGTATGAGTGTAATCTCCTGTAGTCTCAACTTCATTTACTTGACCGAAAAACATCTCAAGAATTGCTCCTGAGTTTAAATATCCATCAATACTTAAAGTATCATCAAAGTTACCTGGTACGTTTTCTTCTACCTGTCTGTCACCCAAACTCCTAATTTGTTGAGTATTATTCTTTGATGCACTATTACAATTTTCTACGAAACCTAAGTTCTTAGTAATTGTTCCTGCTTCTGTGTTAAAAGTTGTCTCTTCTCCTAATAAAAGGAATGTATTACTTCCTGTGTATGCCATTTTAATCTATTATTATTATTAATTTTGTGTTAATTAATTTGTCTATGATATAAGTATCTATCTTATTTATTATATCTCCTTGCTTGAACTCAAACTTAATCACTTCACCTTTATATTTGAACGCAATCTTACAATCCTTTAATGCTTTTAATTTTACCATTCTAAGGCACCATCCAACAATAAAATAAAACAATGAAAAATAATATTGTAAATATCTTCATTAATTTTAGTTTATTTTTATCAGTTATTTTATCCATTCTTAACAATCAGTTCCTTCGAACTCAAACTCTGCTCTCAAATCTATATTACGTTGGAATATCTTACCACCTTTTACATCACTAGGCAACATAGGGCCTAAATTATCTGGCATGATAAAATTCCAATAATGAAAACTCTTACTATTATTTAGTATAAGTTGTCTAATGTTATCTAAAAACAATTCTACTTCATCAGTATCTTTACTGTATACATTCACTTGAACTAATTTATTACTTTGGAATGCACTACCTGAAAATGCAATAGCTCTAGTAGGGCTAGAAATTATGTCAAACCCTATTCTAGGAAATGCGTTAATTGTAATGAAATCTTGAGGGAAATCATCAAATATTTTATCAGTTAATCCGTAATCATATTCAATATTTACATTATCTGTCCCAGAATCCGGTGCAATAGTGAATGTTAAAGTAGTAATAGCATCATCGTCTTCTTCAATATTATAATCCTTGCCATAAGTCAAAGTAACAGAATCAACAATAACACTACGAATATTCTTAACACCAGTACCAGTTAAAATAAAATCTGTTTGACTTCCTGTGCCATTAAAATCATCAGTAGTTGTTGTCACTCCTCTTATCGTAGTAGAAATTATATCACTATTACGTAAGAAGTTTCTTAACTCTTGTTTCTGTTTTCTTATAGATTGTGCTTGTACCATTTTTGCCACTTGGCTAGTTTTTTGTCCGCTTAGACTTTAAACTAATAATAACACAAAATCAACATTTATAAATTTATCTCTTAGACATACGATTCAAAACTTTTTCTACTACCTTGTCTGCCTTAGTTTCTAGAGTAGTCCTAACAAAAGGGTTAGGATTCATTTTAATAGTTCCATATTCAACATACTCCCAGTAATAGGGAGGAGTCCAAGTTATCCTATTTCCATCAACTACCATTGCAGTAGGCATGAATGTTTTAGCCATCCTTCCACTATCTTTTGGTGATGCCTTAGCTATCTCTTGACTTATCTCGAATGCAAACAGTTCTATAAAAGCTTCTTCAAATTCTTTCTCGTTCATAATTCATATAAATTAAACTGACTATAAATATAAAATACAGTTGAACCACTTGGACCTCTTTTTCTAATATTAAATAAAATATATTGAACACCATCGAATTCTATCAAATCATTCTTCTTTATGGTAGAAGTAGGACCAACCATAATATAACCATCAGAAGTCACAGCATCTCCTTCTTTACCGTTCTTATAATCTGTTTTACCTAAATGAAATATAGCACTTATATCTGTGCCCGCATCATAAGATAGTTTCTCGTTACCTTTACTTAATTGGATTTTAGTTGACACATAATGCTTAACAGTTATACTATTGTCCGCTAAAGCAAAATCAGTAAAATCGTTTGATTGTATTACGCTTGCCATTTTAACTCATTGCATTTAGTTTTAGCTCTACTTTGGCTTTAAACTCATCCCTTTTACGCGCAAACCTTTCTGCAGCTTCACGCCAATGTGTGTATGCTACACCTTTCTGTACCGAATATTCGGGATAAGTATATCCTGTCGCTAAGTTAGAAGTATTACCTACGATATAATTAGCTACATTGGTGGCACTATCATATAAAATAAACTGTGTTAAAGCTTCATCAGTTTGGAGTTTGGTTATTACACTATTGGATTCGTGACTTTGTACGATAGAATCAACAGTAATCTCATCACTCGCAGTAGCAGTTATCTTAGCAGCTTCCAAATTGCCGTCCGCACCTTCAATTACTACCCAATCATCGACTGCGAAAGAACTTTCATCATCTACGGCAATAGTAACGGAACTCCCTACACTTATTTCTGCAGTACTTTCAGTGATTATTGTAGTTCTTTCCATGAAAGCGGATAAGTACTTCAATCTAGTCCTGTATCCGTACACATACCTATAAGCATTACCTTCATATCTCTCTATTCTGAAAGTTCCTCGTTCTGGATTGATTTGAATATACTCTAAATCTAAATCAGTCTCTTGAATGTTCACTTGTAGCATCTTCCATACCATTGGATACCTTAAAATAGTCTCATCATTAGGTAAGTTTACTACTGCGTCTTGAGAATTCTGTCCGTCCCTTACTTCAAACACTTTAGTAGGTTCAACGTATATCTTCCATGTAGAAAGTGCTTGGGCTTGGCTTTTTGTAATAATATCAGTTATCTTAGCGTCCTCGATTAATTCGGTAGTAGCTCCAGAAGTATTTCTAATATCGTCTATTGAAATTAAATTAGTCATAAATATTTATGATAAACTTTGTTTATAAAAGTTTGTAAGAAAAAAAATTATACTTTTAAACCTTTTCTGATTTTCTCTAACATGGATTCTCTTTGTTTTTTGTCCGCAGAATTAATCCTGTCAGACCTTCTCCAAATCCATCTCCCTGCTGGGTCTTTTCCAATCTTAATCATTTTTACTTCTGCTTCTATCTTAGCCCTTGTTTCAAATGTTGTTGGTTTTGTTGCTTTTTTCGCAGGTTCTTCTCTTTTAACCTCTTGAGTAGGTTCTTTCTTTACTTCTTGCTTAGCATTTTTATTAAAATTATCAGCCATAAGTATATATATTATGTTTTTTGTTTATAAAAGTTTCTAATTAGAATAAAATAGATAAAATTAATTATCTATATAAAACCATTAAGGTTTTAGCCCCAGTAGTAGCACTAGTCATAGTAACCACATTACCTGAAACTGTGTGTGTTTCAAAAGCTCCAGTAGTATCATCAATAATAGACAATACTTGAACACCGGAAGCGTTTGTAATAGTAACAGTATCATTTTGTACAGCCTTAGCTACTGAATCAACCAATCCTATCTTTTGACCGCTTGCGTTTGAACCTGCTTGAGGAATTACTTCCACAGCAGCTACATTTACGTTAGTCATTTTTATTCACCGTACACAATGAATACTCTTTTCTTATTATCAGTAGAACCACCAACAGTAACAGTCAATACTCCGGAAGTCACAGCTGTAGTAGGTGCTTCAGTAATAACAATACTATCTTCTGTTGAGTGTGTTTGTCCTAAGATTGCTTGAAAAGTCTCGATACCGTAATCTGCTAAAGTCACATCTAAAGTATCGCCATCGTCTGCTGTATTAAGAGTAGTAATTATTAATTGAGTTGCCTCATCATTACCTACTCTTTTAATTGTAATTTCACTAGTTATATCTGCCATTTTATTTATTTATTTGTTTTTTGTGTTAAATTATTAGTCGTATATTAATTTTACAATTTCATTATTTATAAATATTCCCATTTGAAACCTCCTGTAGTTTTAGCTTTTTTTTTGCAAACTCTACCTATATTTTGTTGATGTATTCCTAATTCGTTGTATGCGTCAGTCATAGAATCCCATATTTTTATTAAATTATTATTTAAATCTAATTGTTTAACTTTTGTCCTCCTTTGTGGAGGATTACCTAACACCCTATGTGAATGTAATTGATTTTCTGAATTAGTACACCATTCTAAATTTTCTACTCGATTATCAGTCTTAATTCCGTTAATATGATTGACTTGTTGTTTTCCTTTCACTTTATGCAACCAAGTTTCAGCAACTAAGCGATGAACTCTTATTGTTTTAGAATAATTACGAGTTTCTGTTAAACACAATCTAGGATAGCCTTTTTTACATTTCTGTAATTTTCTTATTTTATTACTTTTAAAATTATATATTTTACCACATTTACTTACATAGTAATAATTAAAGTCTCTTATTTTCTTAAATAGAATATTTTTATATGTTATTTCGTCCATCTTCCCTTAATAAAGATGTAGAGTGATTAAGGCACTCTACGTAATTAATTATACGACTAATTAATTTATAAAGTTTTGCCTTTAAGCAATTTCAGTAATACTTGAATTGAATTGAGGGGCACGACATAGTAAAGCTTCGTACATCTTTAACATGAACTCATCACTATCTCTAGTTTTTGCTAATCTTTCGAAAGTCATATCAAGTAAAACTCTCATTTCCCATACACTTAAATCTAACATATAAACACTCTTAGATGCTGCTGTGTTTGAGATAAATCTACTTTGAATTAAATCAATTTGTCCGTGACCTACATTTAGTTTTACACTTGTGAAACCATATTCAGTCATTGTAGCACCTTGGAAGAATCCTTGTTTTGCATTAATCAAGTCAAGAGTATCTTGGAAAGTTGCAGTATCACAAAAAGCAACACTAGGTAATCCACCGTCTTCAAAAGCATACCTTGCAGCAGTGTTATAATCGTCTAAGCTTAAAGCTGAGTCGTTCTTATCTACTGTGTTAGTAATTCCCATTGTTTTAATAATACCTGAGTATTCTTTAGTATCTGTTGAAGCATCTCCGTTAAAGATAGTTTCTTCTTCCAGTTCTCTCATTGCAGCAGCTTGAACTAATACGTTAAATTGGTTCATATTACCAGCTGATTGGTCAGTAAAACTTCCTACTGCTCCACCTGTTGGTTGGAAACCTGTTAAAGTATGTCCTGGTGCAGCTACTTGAACTTGACCTGTTACACTTCCTCTTGCGTACATGTATTTCATATTAACACTTGATACGTCAGGAGTGAAATCGTTTACTGGGATTGCTGCGTTCTCTAAAGCGAAACTAGCTGAACCTTTATCAGTAATTTGCTTGTAAGGAGCTACAATACCTTGATTTGCTACTCTAGGAATAATGTTAACTGCAGGAGTTTGTTTCCTTGTCAAATCAACCACTTTGTGGTCGTGTGCAATAGGGATTAAAACATTGTCTGTTAAACCTGTTCCACCTGTTGTAGTTGCAGTTGATTTAATCTCAGTTTGAATTGCTTCAAATCTGTTCCATAACTGAGGAGCTAAATTACTTTTAACGCCTACTCTTTTATACGCACCCATTGGGTCACTATATACTTGTTGGTCTGCTACTGCTCCCATGAATGACTGGTTAAAAGCCATATTAGGGTTTACATCAACACCATTTCCAAAATTTACCATTTTAAATGTATGTATCGAAACTTCTTGTTTCGTTCTTTGCAGGTTCGGACTTTACTTCAGCCTCAACCGCACCAGTCATAACTGGTTCTTCTAATTTACTTTTTAAATCAGCAAGCTCTTTATCTTTTACTTCTACAGATTCAGTTAATGATTTAACTTCAGCTTCTAATGATTCTAGTTTATCACTAGCTTCTTTAGATTTAGCTTCAACTTTTTCATCTTCTTTAGATTTCAATCCATTAACTAATGAATCTACTGTAGACTTGATTTCAGCAATTGCTTCTTCTAGTTTGGAATAATCTTGTTTTTCTTCCATTTTGTTTATATATGATTTCAAAGAAACCGAGAATGTCGCATTAGAATTAACAGGATTACCTGTTATTCCAACATTCCTTAACTCAACTTTATTTAATAATCTAAAGTTTTCACCATCAATTATTTTATTAACAGCTTCTTGAACATGATAAGCAATACTAAACGAATGTAAAAACCCATTCTTGATACTTGATAAAATATTCTTGAATTGAGGATGACTAGAATTCAACATAGCCTTAACATAAGTACCTATTGCAGTCCTTTTAGACTCAACTATCTTCGCCACAGGGATTTTATTTAAATCTCTATCAGGAGTAGTTCCATCCTCGTTTCTGAAACTTTCATGGTCCAAGTCCATAGTAATGTCTTTAGTTTTAGTTTGAACAACTAAATCATCTTGGCAACTATTAGTAGTAATGTCTTTCACACTATCAGGGTCAATAGTAGATATGTGTCCTTCAATAAAATAATTCTTCTCACCTTCTTCAGATTTAACTTCAATTAAATTAAACTTTTCGTAAGCAATAGTATCGGTATTTGTCATTCTTTTAGTATATTAATAAGTAATGATTTTTTTATTTTATAAAAGGTTTAGGCGTGTATATAAATACATACACTTATATATACGTACAATGATAATCTATTATGGTTAAATCAGCAAAAACAATTTATGTAGATATAGCAAAAGTAATGACGTGGGAAGAATGGTGTGATAAAACAGGTAGAGTACTATCTAGAGTGATAGAATTAGCAATGGAAGAATATATAAAAAATAATCCTTAATTTATATACTTCTCAATACTAGTTTCTTTGCTTCATTCCTTTCAAAAGTACTATTGAAACCTAACACAATATCACCACTAGTTGTAGTTAAAGTAATGTCATAAGTTCCCGTATAACTAAAATTAGTTATGTGTCTTACTACTATAAATATAGTAGTACCATTAGTGTATCTTAATACTTTATCATTTTCTTTTATTAATTTTGCCATTTTTATCCGTTTGTGTTTGGTGGTTCAAAAACATATCTCGCACCGAATACGATTGTCTCTACGCCGTCTGAGTAATCGTCATTGTAATCTAAATTGAATTTACCTCCTTTAGGCAAATATATTGGTCTATTATCAAATAATACCTCACCTGCAATCGCTGCATAAACTCCGTGAGTTATAACTATATCTGAAGTCTTCATGTTTTCGTCCTCTACACTACTCATAAAGTTTGCATCACTACCAGGTGTTGCGTTAGCGATTGCGACAGATTTAGTTAAATAAACGTCCTGTGTACTAAATATACTAAACATTAAATCATTATAAGTTCCTATTTTAGTTATAGGTGTAGAGTTATCAGGAGCAGTGAAAGCAAAACCATTTTCATAATAATCTACCTCGTAAGAAGAATTAGGACCGTAAACTATCACATTGGTATCAGTATAAGTTAATACTAAAGCATAATAATTGTTCACGTTAAGTAATTTATTGTCAGGTATCTCGTGAGCAACTCCTGCAACGAAATTATGTAAATGATAAAGTCTTTTTCCGCCCAATAAAGGTATTTCTACTTGACTAACTGGACTAACAGAACTTATATCTCCTAATTGTTCGTACTGAGTTCCATCATCCAAACTAGTAACTCCGTCCACAGGTAAAGTAGCTCCTAAGTCCCATAACTCTAAACCTAAAGTACCTGGTTCTGGTGCAGCACTTAAATTATCTATATAACAATAAGAACCGTAATCCCTATCAACTATCCTAAAACCTATTTGAGTTATTGCAGTCACATTAGTAGTCCCTGCTCCATCCTCTTCCATATTAGATTCTAAAATATCAAAATGAACCCAGTTATTAGCTGTATTGAAAACTAAGGTAGTGCTTTTAGTGTTTGTACCGTCACCAATGAATACTGCTACCTTTAAATTACTATAACTGTCAGTAAAGTAAGCATCAAAACTACCTGTAAAATTAGTGTAATCAATAACTGTTGAAGTCCTTATCCATTCATCACCTCCAGTAGTAGTAGGTAATGCCATACTCTTTTCACCAGTTTTTACTATACTAGTTTCTAAAGCTGCTAATCTATTGGATGCTACCCAAACTGCTTGTAACTCTGAATCATTGTCATAAGTCTCAAATCCGTCAATAAATACTGCCTCCGCACTAGATACTGTCAAATAACCTTCATTTATGTTGTCTTGGCTTGCTTTGAATATCTGGCATACTTTATTGGTGGCTGTTACGGTCGATTGTATCTCTCTTGAACTTTCTGCGTGTTCATTTAATATCTGTGGTCTTAGCCTGAAGTTATTTACTTGACCTTTAGCAACATTAAATTTTACTTGATTTGATGTCTCTTTAGTAAATGAATTAGGTACTCCGAAAAGATGGCTAGTGTATGAAGGGTTTGTTTCGTCTACAAGATTACCTCTCTCATCAATTAAAGCAGTTGTTTTTTTATTCAAATAATTAGTTTTTCCCATTTTTAAAATCCATCATAATGACATTTTATCATTGCATCGCCTGAAACAAAGTTTATTATTAAGTTATCTATTCGCATGTTCTCTAACACGAAACTCTCATCACCATCCTCTGTTAAAGTGAAACTTCGGTTTAATTCGTCAAGATTAACTGCATTTGTAGAAGGGCTTGTCTTCTCTTCTATCTTTATTACAACATCGCTAACGAAATTAGAAACACTAACAATTATTTTATGATGCTCATGTCTTTTAGTGTCTTTAAAAGTTAAGGTTCCTGGACTTGTAAGTTCTCCTATATATTTTGTCATATTAGTTTAATGTAAATCACATTTATAAATTTAATTATTTATTTATAGTATTACTCAAACCCATATCATCGTAAAGTACTTTAATTAAATCTATCCTTTGCCCTTCTTCCAAACCAGTAATACGAATAAACAAATTATTTCCGTCTACATTATCAGGGAACAAGTAAAAGTTCTCTAATTTAGTAGTGTCCAAAATCTCTATTGTCTTTCGAGGGTATATGTTTAACTTCTCTTGGTCTAAACTACCTTGCCATAAAACCTCGTTATCCTGGTTCTCTATCCGTAACATCACGTTAGGATATTTACACCTGAAATTGAATTTAATTAGTTTACCTTTTACTTGTGTTGATATTACTCCGTCTTCGATTATGTTCTCTTTCTTAATTATCTTTAACATTTTTAGTCCTCCTTGTTAGTGAAAAATACCATTTCAGAATCATTAACTCGTCCAGGGGGAAACATATATATTTGTGTTTTCTTATTATAAGTTATCTCAAAGTTCTCATCAATAGGGATTGCTTTATCTTCTGAACCATATTTACCTAATGCGATTAAACTATCAGGCCATGGGTTCCTTCTTCCTTGTCCAAGATATTTGTGAGTGAATTTTAATCTTTCCTTAGCAGTTATAAAAGCACTATTATTTTGGATTCTATTAGTCTCATGAAATGCCATTGTTTTAAATCGGTTTTTATAATTAAAATAGTTTGGACTCTCTTTGTCAAACAAACCTTTTAACTGTTTAGCCAAATCCTTATCACTACCTCTAGCACTTATATTATCGTTAACTAATCGATTTATCTTTCTACTCATATCAGTGTTAACGCCTTTAACAAATTCACCAATTATCTTTATATTGGCTTCCTGGTCTTTCTTTGTTAAACTTAATGGACTCATAGTAGTTTTATGGTCTGATTTCTTTGCATTAATTATAGTGAAAGCACTCCCAATCCCCCAGTCAATCTTTAATGCTTTAAGGAATTTAGGTAAAAACTTTTTTAAAAGTTTATCAAAGTAATCTTCTTTTTGTTTTGCCATTTTTATGCTTTATTTATTACTTCTTTTACCATCTCAGTAAACTCTTTTTCGTATTCTTCAATAGTAACTTCTAATGCTGACTTTTCAGGAAGCTTGGCTTTACCTTCGATTTTCGGTTTAGATTCAGGTTCGTCATTCATTTCTTTATCATCGTTGTCTTGAGGATTACTTTCACTAAACATAAACTCTTGTGATTGTTCTATATTATCTTTCTTGTCCTTTTCTACCCTATTAATATCAATACCTTCCTCTTCCATTATCATCTGCGGAGTTTTAATACCCATTCTGATTTCCTGTTCTTGTAATGAACGCTTTTTTATATCCTCACTAATGTCTACTTCGTCCCACTTGAACTCAAACATATTCTTTTTATTAAGCTCTGGAATGATTTGCGAGTTTAAATGAAAAGCAATGTTTTCTAAGATAGGTTTAACACCCCTTCTAATGGCTATCTTGCTTTGATTCTCGTCCACATTCTTACTAGCGTCCTCTGTGAAGCCCATTTCCGAGGGTGTAACCCCAAACTGCATCCAAAGAATTTTAGTAAACCATTGTTGTTGGTCGATTATCTCCATGTCCTTAGACGGAAAGCTTAAAGGCGTAAAACTGACACTATCATTACCTACTACAGGCATTCTGTGACCTATTCTCCTTTGCATACCGAACTGGTCTTTACCTGTCATTATACTAGCATTAAGCTTTTGTTTGAAAGCGTCAGTAGTCACTTGATTAGCACCTGGTAAAGAAATAATACCTTCTGGACCGTTACCGTTCATAAAATAATCTAAATGGTACTTAGCACCGAAAATAAGGCTTAATACAATGTCTACGCTCGCTTGAACAGGACTAGTAACTGAATAAACACCAGCAGAGTTAGGGTGTTGCATTATATAAACAATCTCTTTCTTTCCAAACGGGATAGGTGTCGAGTTCATAACAGTAGTACTAAATTGATAATAAGCAGCGATAGTATCAAACTGGCTTCTAAACTGAGTCTCTAATTCCTTGTACGCCGCAGAAGTATTTGATTGCGCAGTCTGGAATATGTTCAGGGGGACATAGTCCTCCCTTCCTGATATACTACCGAACTGGTCAGGGTTCTTGTTAATACTAGCCCCGTCCACTACCCTTATTTGAAGTAACTCTTGAAGTTTGTTGTACACTTTAACAATAACACCAGAATCTAGAACACTTATGTCCCAGATAAGTTTACGGATTATATGCTGGAAAGATTCGTTATCACTATTAGGGTTAAGAAAGAAGTTCTTAATAAACATTCGTTCCTTCTCGTCCTCTTCTGTTACTTCAAAACCTTCTTTAACTACAATATCCCATTTAGTTGATGCAGCTTCGTCTTGCAATGTTTTAATAATAGAAAAAATGTAAGGATTCTTACTTATCTCCCTTAAAAAAGGAGCGTGGATGTTCCTTGGTGTACCAAAAGGCGGTCTAAATAGGAATTCTGGGACTGTTGCCTTAAATAAAGGGTTATTGTCTTGATTGTCTATTATTTGTTCACTTATACCGCTTAGTTGGTCGTTACTTAAAGGACTGTTTGTAGCCTTAAGTTCTTGGATAGATTTCAGGTTTAATATACTCATATAATTTTATTGATGTTTTTTATTTATAAAAGTTTGGGATTTTTTATTTGTCCGTATTGAGGCATTAACTTACATACTGGACAATGTAATTCTTGTTTTGACCAATATCTAACACCACATAAACATTCAATTTCATGTCCATACTCATTAACAAATTCAGTTAAAGGAGTTTTATCTCTTTCGTCCATTAAACTAGCCATTTTTAAACCACTTCTTATCTAATCGTTTCTTCTGAGATTTACATATAATCTTCAAACCAGTAATAGTATCTTGTAATTCTTTATTCTCTATTTCTAGTTCTACCATAGCTCTTTTATAAAGTTCACGTTCTTCAAAAATTATATTAAAACCTTTTTTACTTATAAATTTAATCTCGTCCTTAACACTACCTAAACCTCTAAGATGACCTTCTCCAAGTTCCGTGAAGTATTCCTTTGTAACGTCTAAACTCTCCATGTACTGAAGGATTAGATTAATATCAACTAACCTTTCCTTATTGTATTCCGCTTGTTCATTCTTCTTTTTTACCATTTTCGATTATTTCTTTAACTACATCTCCCACATCTGACATTTTATAACTCCTTAACTTCTTTTAATTGACGAGTCATCTTTTCTAACTGCTCAGAGTATAGTTTCTTTTGAGAGGTTAAGTCTTCCTTTCTAGTGTGTAGTCTAGTAACCTTATCAATCTCTTGAATCTCTCCCAATACATTCTCTTTTAACATTCTAGCTTCCCTTAACATCTTACCGAACTTCTGAGGGTTATTTGATACGTACTTTTCGTTACTGAAATCATTTATCTTTTTGATTTCTTCCAACATGTCAGCAGTTAATTTAGTTATCTCTTTCAATTCTATCGCTAGTGAATCGTTAATTTTAATCCCTTCCAATTCTGCTCTAACACCTTTCAAACTTTCTTCAGTAGTAGTTTGTTGTTTCTCTAGATGACTAATAGCAGTTTCCTTGTCCTTTAAATAAGTAACAGAAGTGTTATAATACTCTCCGATTAGTTCTTTTTCTTCGTTCTTGAAGTCCATTGTCTCTGTTTGGAATGTGTACTCAACTCTTCCGTCTTCTAATAATTTATATTTCTCGCTCATTCTTTATTTAAATATTTTAAATATTTCTTTTGTTTTTTCTCTAATTTTATTTCATTAATAAACATTCTAACTACTTGCCAGGATTCTTCTTCGGTTAAATTAAAATTATTAATTCCATTTTCAGCCCATACCATCATTTCAGCAATAGGTAATAGTTCCATTTTATCCCTAATATATAAATAATTGTCCTTTATCTCAAGTTTTTGATCAAATATTCGGCATAATTCATTTTCAATTAATTTGTCGGGTGCTTTTAAATTTAATCTATAACCTTCACTGCCATCATCATCTATATATTTGCTACAATATTCCATTTTCTATTCTAAATATTTTCTTGTTCTCTAAGTTCTTCTAAAAATTTAAGAACATTTGTCGTAAATTCCGTATCGTTATTTGTAGTGTTTTTAATATAATCTAATTCCACTATAACATCAAATATTTCTTCGTATTTCATTTTTTCATACTATGATATCTTATTAATATCCTAACAACACCAGAATAAGTTGATTGATAAAATACTTCCTTCAACTCCTCGAGTTTCTTTTTGTCTTTTTCAGTTATGGACACCTGAATTCTTTCACTTACTTTATCCATATATACTTATAGTTACATTCTTTTATAAAGTTTGTGTATAAGTGTATAAGACGTTACTACTAGTTAAAGTTAGTGGTACATTTTAACTTAGAAACTTAAACCATAATTGGGTTTCACTTCCCAGAACATACGCATTATCAAACAATCTAAGAAATCAGGGCTTCTACCAATATTAGTTTTCATTTCTTCTTTACTTATTATCTTTAGTTTCTGGTCGTCCTTATCAAGGTTATCTCTCTTTAACTGACCTAACTCCTCCAATAAGACCTCTCTAAGCTCTATATCCTTACCGTCCACTCTTACAATAAAGCCTTTAGGTATGTCTATAAACAACTTACCCTCATTGATTAACTCCGCTAATTTGAACGCACACTCGGACTTTAGATTCCTGTAAGTAGTCTTGTCTACTGCAGCTGAACCGTTCTTAAAGGCTATCGTACCTTCGAAATACGAACCTAAGAAATTACCCATACCATCATAATCATAGACTATATTACTTCTAGGAGTTCTTGTTTGTTCTGCAGTGTTTTTTAAAGTAATCTCAATATCTTTTCCTGTGTTCTTAGGACTTATATGCTCAAACTTACAGTTTAAACCCTTCCAACTAGTAACAACAAAATTATCTCTTCCTTGCATCGCTAAATCTGAAGTAATGAAATGGTCAGAACTGTCGTTATCGGCTATTAAATGAGTGTTAGTGAAACAATCAAGTATCTTGTCAAACCTACATAAAGCCCTATCATCATCATCATAATCAAAGTTACCGTGAAGTAATCTCTGTTGTTGTACTTCTGGAAGAGTCCTTAACATATCTAAATACTCAGGACTTAAATGATGGTTATCAGTAGGTAGGGCAGGTATGAACACTGTATTCTTATCAAAGTTCCTTAGCTTCCACGGTTGATAAAACCTACTATATACATGATTCTTTGAAGGGTTAAATGATTCTAATAACTTAGTAGGTAAGTCAGTAATTCCCCTCCCTATCCTTGAAGATAATATGTCTAAAGCCTTTTTATCGCACTCGTTACTCTCATCAACAAACGCACCGTCAAGCTCTAAACCCCCAAATCTAAGGTACTCAGGGTCACTAGGTTGGTGTGCCATATCCATTAAGAATATTTTCGAACCGTTATGGAATTCTATTATGTTAGACTGATGATTAACTTTAAAGAAATCGTCAGGATTAAGCCCTAAGCCTTCTTTCTTGTTAGAAATTACTTTAATAAACGATAAAAAGGTTGTTTTCTTTAGATTAGTAAGAGACCGCCTACCCATTACAAACACTGCACCAGGATTGTTTAAACAACTACTAAATATCCAAAAACTACCAATATAACTTTTTCCGCCACCAGCCGAACCACCGTAACCTATAAACTTAACTCCGTTGTTTTGTGTAAGGTAATACAAAGCTACTTTTTGCTTACTGAACGGCTCAAACACCATTATACTCTCCTTGTCTCTAGTTCTTGTATTTGGTTAAAGTCAGTTATATCCATATTAATACTCAACTGTACTGTCTCTATTTTAGCATTAATGTCTATATTCTCTACTGCTTTAGGTTTTATTCCGAATCGTTCCAATAACTCTGCAAACTGATACCATGCTTTAAACATCCTATTAGTGTGTTTCTCTATCAAATACTCCTCACCACTCTTTCTTGCAGCTAACCAGGCATCTTTTATATCTGTCATCATAATGTCCATAGTTTCTATAAAATCAATAGTAATAACTTGTAAACTTCTATTTCCATATTCGGATTTGATATCTCGCAAATGTTTCCGTATACTCTTCCTAGTCCACGATAATCTTTTTTCCAAGTCTTTCTCCGTGTAACGTAATATCTCTCCAGATTGGACGAGTGAGCGCAGTTCATCGACGATTAAATCTATTTCACGTTTAGTTTTTCGAGCCATTTTTAGCAATTGGGTAATTAGTGGGTAATTAATATACTATAGAATTAGATTGAGAATTTATAAACTTTTGGGTTATTGTTTAAAATTATTAAGTATTGATTAAAGCTAAGTGAGGATTTAAACCTCATTAACACAACTAAAAATCCATTAAATAGTTTTACCTACTTAACAGATAAAAACTAAAGACTTACGAGACCTTTAGCCATTCAATTAATCAACGATATACATAATTTGCCGTTATAGTATGTTAAAATAATTGTTCAAATAGCTAGTATTCGAAATCCATTAACCAATATTACTTGGCTAGCAGATAGTCATCTATCGACTCCGTAGAATCAATAGGTATCATTGTAATTATTACTCTTCTTTATCTTTAATAAACTTATCTATTATCGTAAAGTAAGAACAATACAACTACTATTATCGCTATCATTTCTATTCCTAATCCTACTAACGCTAACTTTGCTTCGAATATCATTTCTTTATCTCGTCCCTTAATCGTTGTATCATACATAACTTATGGTGCACTATTCCTACTTTAGTATTATACTCCTTTGAATTGCAAAACAAACAATAACTCTCTTTAGTTCCAAACTCTCCGTTTGCTTTGTCCATTATGTATTCAATCTCTTTTAGTTCTATCATTTTACTATATTTATTTGTACATATAACCTTTATTATACGAACATTTTTATTTATTCACATATTTTCCAAATTGGTCATCGTAAACAGCTTTTATTTGTTCAAAATGTATAGAAGTTTCAATATTAGTAGTTTTTATTTTAACATCTAAATCCTCCCTAAAACAAAGAATTTGTTTTTTAATATCTTCTAAAACATCATCACTGCAAACTCCGAATTCTTTATGTTTTTCTAATTTTTCTTTAAGTGACATTTTTAATCCCCTTTGTCCATATCTTCGTTATGTGAAATTCTTAATTTATTAAAAAATTTATTTACTTCTTTATCTTTTCTAAAATCTTCTAATTCATTTCCTTCATCTAATTCTCTTATTTTATTTTTTTTAAATTTGTTAAAATTCATTTCTCTTTCTCCTTGTTCGTATAATCATTGTTATGCGTACTTTTAGGTTAAACTCTCCATCTTCATATCTTATTTTTCTATCTCTACATATTTTTTTATAATCCATTCTACTTATTTTAATTATATGTACTTAATGTTTTAATAAATATTTCTATTTGTAATTCCACTGGTCTAATACATAAACAAGATGGAATATCTAATTTACAATCATAACACCATATAAAACCTTCGTATTCGCTCCAATCTAAACCTTCTCCTGCTTCTTTACATAAAGGGCATTGATAACCTAATTCGTGAGGTAAATCAATTGCCAATCCCTTACTTCTCTTTTTTAATTGTTTTAGTTGTTTTTTTATTTCATCATCCATTATCATTTTCTAACCTTATTCATACAAGGAACATATTCATTACAACTTAAATACTTCTCACTATCTCCACAACTATAACATTTATGTAATTCTAAACCCTTATCAACTGCCATTAAATAACTTACACAATCGTGCTTATCTACTAATAAAGTACTATTATTGTCTACTGCTATCTCTCTTAAGATATTAACTAAATCCTTTCCTTTCTGGTCTACTCCATCTATACTAATTCCCATTTTTCATATATTCATAATTTGTTATTGCGTGAAAGGTATTCTGATAAGCTTCTCTTGCTCCCTCTAAATAATGATCATTAGTAGGGTTATGCTTTACTTTTAATCTAGTGTACCTCATATTCTCCATTGCAATCATCTTGAAATCTTTTATCTCTTCTTGTTCTAATAATTCTGTTAAACATACTTCAGTCATTCTTTCCAAGTGTTTATAGTTGTCTCTAGCTCTTTCATGTAAGTTCCAATTATCTCTTTTACTTCTTTTAGTACTTCTTCTTCTGTCTTGGAATAATAAACGTATCTGAAACCTCTTGGCTCGGTGTTCTCCTGTGCTTTGTTCACTAACCCTAATTGTTGTAATTTAATTAAAGCCTTCTGTACGCAACTCCTAGAGTAATCTAACTGACCACATAAGTATAAAACTAATAACCCTTTCTTCTCTTTCAATAATAATAACAATACCTTTGATGTTGCCTTGTCTATATTGTATGCCTTTTGTAATATCTCTTCTTTCATTCTTCTTCTTTCTCGAACCCTCTTTTAAAGG